GCCATCGCATTTAGTCCCTTGACTTACACTTAAATTTTGAGTCTTTTTACATCATACTCAGGATTGAGACACTAATTATATTGTGCCACCAGTTTTATCATTGTTTACAAATGCAACGATATCACCATCTTGTAATTGATATGAATTATTTACATTCACACCACCTACAGCTGCAGAAGCATTAGAGTCAATTGATAACTCTTCACGCAACTCGCACATTGTTTCAGATCGAGTTTCTTGTGTTACAAAACCACCACCTGATAGTACTTTGATTGTTTTAGACATTTTCAGTCTCCTTATTTGCTGAGGAATCACCCTCGTTCTTGTCGACATTTAGACCAGCTACATCTCTAATTGAAAACTGACCTCTTATTTTAGCCTCATCGGCTTCACCGGTATGATTTATAATTGCATGCACATATCCAGTAATATAATTTTCAGCATCATTCTCATAAAGACAAGGATATAAAGGTATATCTTTCACCTTATTATCTTCATCTTTCATTGACATAAATACTACATAATGATAATCAGACAGTTCCATTTGTCCTCCCTGATATATTCCATTTCTTTTGTTGTAACTCTGATAGACGACGTCTTGTTGTCTCCATTAGATTTTCAGTAATTATAGTATTATGCTCAGTTTGATTACCCATTCCTATCTTTTCAAATTTAGCTATTTGATTTTTATAGAATTGTATAATTTCACTTAAGGTAGTATGCCTTCGTCTTTCAGCTTGATTCATTCTGTGTCTCCCTAATTTAAATCTTTAAGTTCATTAATCATTATTTTAGGTTTAACTGCATTTCTTTGTAAAGCATCACTAACCTCTGAATCATGATAACCTGTTATATTATTTGCATTTTCTCCAATTTCACCGTTATATATTCCTACTATATCTTGATTTGAACGTAATATAGTATTGAATAATACCCAATGTGATGGATGCATTCTTACACCACTTTTAGTTGGTTTCCATTTTCCAGTATTTTTATCAGTATACCATACTCTAATATCTATAAAAGGAAGTTCTGAATCAGGTTTTATAGTCCATCCATGTTTCATGACAAATCTTTCATGTCTATTTTTAACAAATACTGATACGAGGTGTACATCTTTTACACCATGATAATTATCTTTCTCTTCAAAATGATGCCATTCTTCTTGAGGCACCTCAACTACTTCTTCTATATTAATATTATCTATCATAATATCTCCTTTAATTTAAAGGGATAGTCGCGGAATTTAATCTTACCACTATCCCTTATCTGTTCATTGGTATTAGAGGGGTTTTTCGCATGTCCTGACAGCAGTATCTGGGTCCCCAATCCCATCACCATCATTATCGACATACCAAGTTCTAATACCTTCTCCTCCGCAGACACCACATTCGTCAATATAGTTATCTGGACAGTAGAAATTATCATTTACATCACCACCAGCTTCTACCCAATTAATAGGTATTTCTGATTCTAGCATAGTAGTGTATGTTGCTCCATGCCATATAAAGGTTTCATCATTACCTTTCATACGACGCATTAGATTAAATGCTTCAGCAAAAGGCAGACTATCAATATCTATATGTATCTCGTTATTATATCTAGCCTCTTCTTTTAACATTTCTTTCCATAATGCTACCTCTTTCTCTATCCCATGTTGCTGAGATAGAGTTTCAGGTTCAGTAGGTGCTGGACAATCACGTCCCATATAAGCTATGCCTATTAATATAGCGCCCATTATTAACATACCTACTATTAACTTGTTATCTTTGATTGTTTCCATCTTTCTCCTTTGTGTATAAAACATGAAATAAATGTAATAATCCAACTGCACTTACCATAAGTACACATATCCACAATATCATCCATGTCATCATTATTAATATATCAATCATTCCATCTCCTTAATGTATCTTCAATAGATTGACCAAAATCATCATTACCTGTCTCAAATAATAAACAATCATCTGAGCATTCATCAAAATGTGAATCTTCATTTACGATATCCCCACATTTCTTACATATAATAATATGTGTCATTGTATCTCCTTATTAGTGTGCAAACCATCCGTAATGAAAGGGCCAGAATAACATATTTAATATCTCTGGATAAAACCAATATAATCCAATCAATATATATATTAATACACTGAACCCTATACAAATCCTTCTAAGCCAGATCATATCCATTATATCTTGATCATTCATCAACAGCCTCCATCTTTTTAAGAACTTTAGGCCACTCATCTCTATCATCATATTTATAATTAAATACAACCTTTTGAAGGTTTGTAATATCTTGCATTACACTCTTATAATTAACATAATCCCAGTCTTCTTCACCATGACCTGGATTAGCCGCAAAATGAGTATGAAGATTGTTAATAATAATAGTCTTAACATACCTTAATAATACTAAATCACGTCCTCGAGCTTCTCTTCTACGAGCATGATAGGGTCTACCTGTTGAAGGATTAATTGGTTCTTCTATTCCATTTGTATCTTTCATCGTGTCTCCTTTATAGCTATAACACTAGCATCCATTTTATCAAATCTACTTTGAAAGTGTCTAACATCTCTCTCAGTTATTATTACTACATCTAAATCTTCAAAAAATGATACACATTTAGTACCATCATCTCTTGTATAAAACTCTAAGTCTCTCATTGTATCTCCTTGTTAAATAATATCCTAACATGCAACAGCCTTAAGTAGCATATATTGGCTAGATTATGCATCTAGTTACTATAAGTGCGCGTCTACGTGGTTAACGATCTTATGTTGTACATGTCAGGAATAATATAGCTATAGTTCAATCCTTGCGTGCCACTTCGTGTGTTTCCACAACATTATAGTTCATCTGGCCCTCCAGCTTGGGGAATGATTCATTATAGCTATTTAATAATAATGTGTGTGTATGCAAGACTTGATTAGTTACTTGCAAGAATCCGCTTCTATATTACAGTATCCTCTTGTTAAACTGTCGTTCTATCCTCATATTCCCTTGCGAGGAATACATTAGATAAAGCTATCATAGCTAATTAAGAGTGCATACACCATGAAGAATGGTTAAGTATGCTTAATACCGGGAAAAGACTAATCTTTTCTATTTAACTGAATCCTACATTGGGTCAATGATTAATTGTTCACTATATCTATTTAGATCAAACAGGCGATTACCCTGTTAGTGCGAGTACAATCTCTACGGGCTCTTGTTACCCCTTCCCAATTACCTGCACTGCAATCTTCTTCCACTACAGCTACACAGGTTTACTACATGAATCATATCATATATCTGATCAGGATATAAGTATGAACACACAAATTTAAATATTAAGCCTTTTCTCTTCCTGCTTAGGAAGTTAATAAACTCTAGTATCTACAAATCAAATGAGCATATAACTCAAGATCATTGTCAAGATCCAACATATGAGCTAGCTTTATAACAGCAAAGTTAGAATTATCGGCACGTACTGTACCAACTCTTACTAATTTACTCTTACTTTTGCCACCAAATATTGGAGCTGTAGAGTTTACTACTTGAAATACATCATATATATACATATAATGTCTCCTTTCCTTGTTTATTTACTTTAACTCATCACAAGGAAATATTACCTCACGCATCCTCATCGGTGTTCAGCGCTATTTGGTAAATCTTAAAGAATATTCAGAAAGAGTGCAAGCCGCAACCTGCTAGTACATAATATTGGGTTGTTCGGCCCAAGTTTAGTGTATCTAGAAACACATACTATAGCTTGTTAGGCTAACTCTTAATTATAAATTACAATAAGGCAGACCAGGGCACGTAAAGTGAAATCCCAACGCAGTTCATGACTCTGCTATAGCCCACCTCATTAGGTCGCGAGATAGAACATTATCTATCACTCGTCAAATATAAAACCAAGTGGCTATGAAGTCTTATGCTATATCCAACTCATGCATAAGTTGTTATAGAATGGTAAACAGATCTATATGTTTACTCATAACTCCACAGTTGTCCTTGTCTATATTACTTGGTTTAAATGGTTGCGGGGGTGAGAATCGAACTCACAATAATACTGCTTATGAGACAGTCTAGCCTACCAAAGCTCGTCCCCGCTATTAAATATTAGGCATGCACAAATAATTATCGAAACTATACCTTTAAAGTATAATCGGACTATCGCGACTTACTGCCTATTTAAATCTTAGAGAGTATCAATGAAGGGAATAAACTAAAAACATAATCAAAAAACCCTTTGGCTGCTCTCACGATAACAGCTCTCTACTCTCTAGTAATTGCTCTTGCTGGGCGCCTTTTACAGCCTTTAATTAGTGTCTCGTAAACCCAGCGAAATCTTGTTGAACATACATATTGTTTAATGTAAGTGTATTTATATATTATAGGAGATTAGGTGAGTAGCACTTATATAAAGAACCACCCACCTCACCCAATTATTAGTGATTTGTTAATACGGGCTCACTACACCCAGGTTGTGGACACCACCCTTAACATCAGTTAGACATTGTCAGCTTTGTACTCAGCTTTGCTAATAGATCGTAGCTTTGCTTGTGCCATTCTATCTATACGTCTGATCTCACCTAGACTATCAGCTTGTGCTACTGCTAATGTCCATGCTTTAATGATCGAACGTGCTAGATTAGATTGCTTGCCGAAATACTTATCGACGAAAGCTTGCTCTTCACTATCAACATCACCGGTCAATGCTTCCAACTGATCTAAACCATCAGCCATAGACATTCTCCTTGTAATATATTGTTCAAAAAATAAGATATAACTCAAATTCAAAAATAACGTAATCGTGATAACGAAAATCCCTCGATAGGGGGTACCCAACAGTATATAAGACCACGCACAGAAATTCTACAATTTTTGAAACCTCTTTGAAAGTTAACGAAAATGTATTACATTACTGTCAATAAAAGGGGGCCTAAATGACATGGGCGGATTTAATTATAATTTCTGTTACGGTGAGTCTAATTATGGTTATGAAGTACCTGGATACAATGCCTGGGTATTCATGCCCGGAATATTGTGGAGTGCAACATGAGCATTGGGATCATCAATCCGATTCCGACTCGCTGGTCGGTAAAAATGCTAAGTCCAATAAAAATAGGTAGTTAGCCACTTAACAAAACTATTGCATATTTATTATGAGCTTAGTAATATAGTGGGTGTTCAATCTAACCAAAAGGAGGTATCTATGAAAGGTATAAAGAGATATATACTTACTATAGAATACAATACTGAAACTGAGGAGATAGAATATATTCAAGAGGAATTGACGGATAATGAAGAGGTATTTGAATATGGGGATATTATCTTGGATGAATACTTTGATGAAGAAGCTCTAGAGCTTATCTCTGAATCATATATATTGGGGATTTCATAAGTCTTCTTGCCGCATCAAGCGATGCGAGAAGACTTCCTAAGAGCGCACTTAAATAAAGGGTATAGTATGAATTATGAATTAGATGGTCTAATTGCTGATATAAGTAAAAGTATAGAGGACCTTACATATAGGGTGTATAGACTAGAAGATAGTCTAGCAACTATTAGCGGATATATTGAAGAAGAAAAGGGGGAGCACATAGATGCCTAGTTTAGATGGTTATAGTTTAAATCATAAGATGGATAGTTTGCATGAAGATGTGCAAGCACAAATAGATCAATTAAAGATAGACTTCCATAATTTATATGAGAAATTAAATAGCATGAAAGATACACCTAAGCCAAAGGCTAAGGCTAAAAAGAAAAAAGGAGTTGCAAGTGGCGATTAAAACTGGTAAGGCAAAATCAAAAAAAGAAGTCAAGAAAGATAAAAAGAATGCAGAGCCCAATCCATCCTATCAGAGAGATCTTATAGCGTGCTTTAAAAGAGGTTATTCTCAATTGGGTGGTAAGGGTAGTGAAGCTGAACGTTTAGCTATAAGGGAAAACTGTAGAGCCTCTGGGAAGAAGAAATGAAAGAAAAACAACATATCTGACCATACTCTGACAAGCCTCATCCGGTGGGTGAGAAGCATAGATCTAAACCTAATAAAAAAGGCGTTCACTTTAATCAACCTAAGAGTAAGTACAAAGAGGGTAAATGAGAAATTATAAGGCTGGGGGGAAATGGCACAAGGTATATGATCCAGACGATACACTTCCAGAGGGACTAATTGTTCAGTCTAATTGGAAGGAAGCTGAGGTGGGAGATTGGGTAAAAGCAGATGATGACTGTATTATTCAAATCCTAAGAAAGGGTACTATGCTAAGGCGCTTGGGGAAAAATAAGGTCCGAGAGTATGTGGGAACATGCACTGGGACCTTTCCTATATCTGCTAAAATGAAGATGGATACTTCTAAAAGGGCAGATATATATTCATTTAGTGGGAGAAAAGCACAAGAAAGGCTGGAAGATAGGGAGAGCCTTAATAAGCATGAGAAGCTATTTGTAGCGTACCTGTCAAAGGGAGTAGGAATGCAAGAAGCATATTTAAAAGCATTCCCTACTAATAACCCTAGATATGCATTAGAGAAGGCAGGGACATTAACACAAACAACAAGGATACTGACAGCTATGAAAGAAGAATTAAAGCCAGTGATGGAAGAACTTGACCTAGATGAAGCTTTTGTACTCAAGAACATCAAGGAGGTGATTCTCTCGTCTGAAAAGGATGACACTAGACTCAAGGCTCTTTTTAAGCTGGCTGATATTATGGACATGGAAGATAAGAATAAAACGCAAGTTACACAGCTTACTGCTGGAGTCTTCCAGGGATTTACTGAAAACAAACTAGATGAAGTTAAAAGACCAAAGGAGTTGGAATAATGGCTGTAGAAAATACAATAATGGACGAAATGCTAACTAGTGAGGGTGGTATGTTTGATTCAAGCCCTTATAGTACAATGGATCCAAAAGAAAAATCTATATATGATGAGCTAGCATTTAAATACTATGCAAAAGCTTTCTCTGAAAGAGACGAGAACAAATATGGTAAATTAAGTTTTGAGAATTTTATCTCAGGCCTTACACCAGAAGAAGCATTTATTACTGAATTAGGTAAAATGGCACCAGATGATGAGTCAATGGGCCCAGCTAATATGTGGAATCGAGTATTTGGAGAGAATACAGGTGAAATGGTACAAGCTGCATTAAGTCATCAAGGAGCAAATGACATTCTAATGGGTATGGAAGACCCTAGATATAAGGATGTTATCGCTAGATAATGGCTAATATAAATCTTAATAACGTTTCTCAGATGGAGGAAGAGTTAAGATTGGCACATTCAGATCTTATAGCATTTGGTAAGTTATTTTTACCAGATGATTTTATGCGTAGTGAAACCCCTTTCTTTCATTATGAAGTAGCAGATGCATTAATGAATAAAGAGTATAGACAATTAGGAGTAATATTACCACGTGGCCATGGGAAAACAGTTCTTACAAAGTGTAATATCGTACATGATTTTGTTTTTGCACAAGATCCATTGTTTTATGGATGGGTTGCTGCGTCTTCTAAGATATCTGTCCCAAATTTAGATTATGTAAAATATCATTTGGAATATAATGATAAAATACGTTATTATTTCGGGGATTTAAAAGGGAGAAAATGGACAGAAGATGATATTGAACTTAAAAGTGGCTGCAAACTTATCTCGAAGTCAAACCTTTCAGGTATACGTGGCGGAGCTAAGTTGCATAAAAGATACGATCTCATCATCCTCGATGACTTTGAAGACGAAAATAATACCGTTACATCTGAGTCTCGTGCTAAAATCGCGAATCTTGTTACGGCAGTGGTCTTCCCTGCTTTGGAACCTGCTGATGGGAGGCTTCGTATTAATGGTACGCCTGTGCACTTCGATGCGTTTACTACAAGGATACTTGATGGGCATATCAAAGCTAAAGCACAGAATGAGGACTATTCTTGGAAAGTAATAACTTACAAAGCTCTTCAAGAAGACGGGACTCCTTTATGGCCAACATGGTTTGGTCACAAGGAAATGGAGCGAAAGAAAAAGTTTTACGCGGACAGTGGACAGCCGCAAAAATTCTATCAAGAGTATATGATGGAGGTTCAGAATGAAGAAGATTCTATCTTTAATAGAAACCATATTAAATACTGGGATGGAGTTTTTCATAGAGATGAAGACATGGGCATTAACTACCTCAGAACAAAAGAGGGAGATGAAAGACCAGTTAATGTTTTCATTGGTGTGGATCCTGCCACAGATTCCACTCGTCGGGATAGCGATTTTTCTGTACTATTGGCTCTGGCTGTTGACTCTGACAATAACTGTTATGTGCTTGACTATTTACGCAAGCGTTCTCTATCTGTTCTCGGCATTCCGGGAGATGGGAAGAAAGGTATCGTTGACTATGTATTCGATTATAATAAAATATATCAACCAAGCTTATTCTGCGTTGAAGACACTACTATGTCGAAGCCAGTATTTCAAGCAATTAATGCAGAAATGCGAAGACGGAATGACTTCACTGTTAAATACACTGCGGAAAAGCCAGGTAATAGACAATCTAAAAGGGATAGAATACAAGAAATTTTGGCTCAACGCTTTGCAGTTGGGTCCGTTTTTATTAAAAAAGATCAGTACGATCTTCAAAGGGAAATAATGACATTTGGGCCAAGGATGGGTCACGATGATACAATAGACTCATTGGCATACGCGTGTAAGTATGCACATCCTCCTAATTCTATGAAGAAGGATAAGAAGGGTGAATGGTATAAACATAAGACTAAAGCAAAGAGTTGGATAACAGCATAGGAGCAAATAATGAGTGCAACATTAACAATAACACACACAGAGCAAATTAAGTTAAACGGCTCGCAACAGGGAGCGAGTACAACACAAACCATCAACGCAATTACAGAGGTTTATAAAAGGAATATTGCTATTCCTACTTCTGAAGTAACTCTATTAAGCTTTGGTGCAACTGTATCAGCTGGTACTTTTGTAGAATCTGATGTTATGTATATCAGAATTACAAATCTAGATGCTAGTAATCATATTTATTTAGTTTGTAAAAACGAATATAATAATGAAGTCTGCATGAAGTTAGATAAAGGTCAAACATTTATTTATAACCCAGATCTAACAAGCGGTGTAATAGATACAATGCTAGCTAATCAAGTAGCATTAGGCTTTGCAGAAGGGACAGGAGATTGTGCTACGGGTAGTGATGATGTTACGGGCATTACTGCAAATGGAGCTATTATTCCAGGATTAAGAGTATCATCTGCTGCTATAGCTACAGGTGCAACTGTTGGCGCTATAACAGGTACTAATGGTGGTGTTTCTCAAGCTACAGCACATACTATGGTTACTAGAGATGGCACAACAGGAGCAGAGACAGTATCTAACGCAACAGGAAATGAAGATAACGATAGTACTTATGCTGCTGGCTTTGGTGATTTGGTAGAAATTACTGCTGAGGCAGATGATACTGAATGCATGGTTGAAGTATTCGTAGCTTCTAAATAATGCCTGATCTATTTACATTAGCTGATCTTAGTGTAAAGGTCCCTTCTCAAAGAGAAGAGGATCCTACTAATCCTGATGAGGAGGAAGAATGAGTATGGGAGAAATGATGGGCATTAGTCGCATTGGGGCCAATCCTGATCTTTTTGATTTAAAGAAGAACCCAGAATATACTGGAATTGACTTTGATTATATTGCATCCCATGAAAGAGAAAGTACAAGAGATCCTAATCTTGGATATACTCCTGATGGAACAGGGAGATTACACGATTCAGGTATTACCGTAGGTATGGGTGTGGATTTAGCTCGGTTAACGCTTAAAGTAGAGAATGGAAACTATTATGCTGATGACACTAAGATCAGCAAGGGCCTTTATGACAAGATTCAGCCATATTCTGGGCACTGGAAAAATAACAGTAAACAACCAGGACTAATGGGTGATGATGCTAATAATGCAGTAACACACCGAAGGTTTAAGGGAACCAAAGACCAAAGAAGAAATGTAATATTAACCCCAAAGGAAACCAAAGAATTAAATAATGCAAAATTTAAATTTGTTCATGATAAGATAAAAAGAGATTATGAGACTTATATCTCTGGGGTTAATGGAACTTTTGATGAGTTGCCAGATCAAGTAAAGACAACACTGCTTAGTATGGGTTGGAATATGGGGGAAAATTTTATCTTAAAGGGAAGAGGATTATTTAATAATGATACTGGAGCTTATCAAGGTAGTAATCAGGCGGGGACTATTTCTCAAGGCCAGAATAATACCAAATATTACAATGCATTGGTTGTAGGAGAAACTACAGGAGACTGGAATAGACTTGCAAAAGTATTGCAGCAGCCAGATTGGACTCACCCGTCAAGGAGAAATGACGAAGGTCGAAAATTAGAGGGGAGCTTATAATGCCAAAATACGGACCAAATAAAACTCGCAAGAAAAAAGAAGATGCATATCAAAAGGCTGTCAAAAAAGTAGCCCCTAAATACCGTAAAAAAGGATACTAAGATGCCGAAGATAGATAAGACTGCGCAGAGAGTAAAGGATATATTTAATAAGTCTAGATTAAATTCTAGATCACAATGGGAATATGTTAATCAAAAGGGATATGATTTCTCAAATGATAATCAACTTTCCAATCAAGAGAGAATAGCATTAGAAGAACAGGGGATGCCTACATTTACTATTAACAGGATAATGCCTGTTGTAGAAATGTTAAATTTTTATGCTACAGCACAACAACCTAGATGGCAAGCTGTAGGCGCAGAAGGATCTGATATAGATGTTGCGGCCGTATTTTCTGATATGGCTGATTTTATTTGGTATAACTCTGATGGTTCATCATTATATGCAAATGCAATTAATGATAGTATTACTAAGTCAATTGGATACCTAATGGTATCTGTTGATCAAGACCAGGACAATGGTATGGGTGAAGTTGTAATACAAAATCCAGAACCGTTTGATGTATTTGTAGATCCTAAGTCTAGAGATATGATGTTTAAAGATGCAGCATATATATTGATTAAAAAGATTTTACCAAAAAATCACTTAATGAAATTATATCCTGATCACAAAGCAAAGATCAAAAAGGTTTCTGCTAATGAGGATCACGAGGATTATTATACAGAGAAGTCGTTAGATAATCTACAAAAAGATTTTACGTATAAAGATATTGATTCATCTGATACAGTTGATCCTGCTACAGGAGAGCACGAAGAATTAGTAGATTTTTATGAGTTATATGAAAAGGTTCGTGTAGCTTACATGAATGTATTCTATCGAACTCCACCTAACAAAGAAGTATTGGAAGCTATTGCCCAACAGGTTCAAGTTAAGTTACAAGAGATGCAGAAAGAAATGGAAGTTCGCTTAATGGAACAGCAAGCACAAATGCAAGAAGCTGTTCAAAAAGGGGATATGCTTCCTGCTAGATTTGAATTGGAAATGGAAAAAGCTCAAAAGATGATGCAACAACAATTGCAAGTTGCACAGCAAGAATTTCAAAGTCAATTAGTTGCAGAGCAATCTAAGGTAGAGAATGTAATAGTTTCTGAAAAAGAATTTAAAGCAATGATGAAGTCAAAGACTTTTGCAGCTAGTTTAATGGAGGCTGTTAAATTCTATGGAAATAGAATCAAGCAAACTATTGTTGTAGGAGATAAAAGCTTATATACCAGAGTATTGCCAGAAAGGATTACAGACTTCCCATTAGTCCCATTTCACTTTAAATGGACGGGTACTCCATATCCTATTTCTGCGGTATCGCCTTTAATGGGCAAACAAATGGAGCTAAATAAAGCTCACCAAATCATGGTGCATAATGCTTCCTTAGGCTCCTCACTAAGATGGATGCATGAAGAAGGTTCTATTGATACTGATCATTGGGAACAATATTCTAGTTCTCCAGGGGCATTATTACCAATTAGGCCTGGATCAACTCCTCCAACACCTGTTATGCCAGCTCCATTATCAAATGCTTTCTTTGGTATAGTCCAAGAAGGTAAACAAGATATGGAATATTTAGCTGGGATATATGGAGCAATGCAAGGAGATACTTCTGCACAGCATGATACTTATCGTGGCATGTTAGCTATGGATGAGTATGGTACTCGCAGAGTTAAGCAATGGATGAAAAATTCTATAGAGCCTGCATTAAAACAATTAGGTATGTTAGTTATGCAATATTCTCAATCGTTATATACTGCTAATAAAGTATTTAGAGTAGTACAGCCAAGTTCATTGCAAGGAGAGCAAGAGCAAGAGATAAACATTCCAATGTATAATGACTTAGGCCAAGCTATTGGTAAGTTTAAAGATTATTCGGCAGCTAAATTTGATATACGTATTATTGCTGGATCTACATTACCAGTTAATAGATGGGCATATCTAGATGAATTAAAGCAATTATTACAACTAGGTGTTGTTGATGATATTGCAGTATTATCAGAAACAGATGTTCGCAATAAAGAAAAGATTGCTAAGAGAAAGAGTATGTATAGTCAGATGCAGGGTCAGATTCAAAACATGGAAGAAGGCCTGAAGGATAAAGAAGGTACTATTGAAACTCTTGAAAGACAACTTGTTCAAGCAGGAATCAAGAACAAAGTTATGCAAGCAGCTATTGAAATCAATAAAGAAAAAGAAGAGGTTAAAGGTAAGCTTAAAGAAGAAGCCGTTAAAGGAGCCTCAACTATTAAAGAAATCCAAGCCACTGCAAAAGGTAAGATGGATAGAGAGCAACAGGAAAAATCTCTACAATTTAAAGCTGCACTTGAGGGTATGAAATTAGCTGAAGAAAAAGACCAGTTAGAACGAGATAAAAAAGATTTGCAAGAGACTAAGGAAGTTTCTTAATTTACAAGGCAATACAAACTAAGGAGAGTATATGAAAGAAAGTAATGTAGAAGGTAACTCATCTGCCGAAGGCATGTTTGACTCCTCTGAAGACTTTTTTGATAAAATGGATAATTCTGTTAATGGAATGATCCAAGATAACAACCCAAACGAAACCACTGAGGTAACCCCTCCAGCACGTGGCCCTGAACAGGTAACCCACTCGCAAGCGGAAGGCACCAACACAAGTAATGATGTGGACTGGGAAAAAAGGTACAAGGACTCGTCTAGAGAAGCTCAAAAGATGGCTGGAGAGCTTAAAGACTTAAAACCATTTGTACCGGTGCTTAATGCAATGAAAGAAGATAGCGGTTTAGTGCAACATGTACGAGGCTATTTTGAAAATGGTGGAAAGCCAGCTCAAAGTGTACAAGAAAGACTCGGATTACCTGAGGACTTTGTATATGATGAGCAAGAAGCTATGGCAAATCCAGACTCTGATTCTGCAAAAGTTTTCCAAACTTATGTAGATGGTATGGTTCAGAATCGTGTAGGAGATGTTCTTGCTAGAGAAAAGCAACAAGCAGTACAAGCTCAGCAAGTAGCATCTAAGAAGCGTGAAGAAGCAGAGTTCAAGCAAAGACATAATATGTCTGAAGAACAGTATGGAGAATTAGTTGAAAAGGCTAAGAAGCATATACTTACGTTAGATGACGTGCATTATTTAGTTAATCGTGATACGGTTAATACTAATGTAGCTACATCTACAAAGAAGGATATGTTAAACCAAATGCAAAATGCTCGTAATATTCCTGCAACCGCAAGTGGTGTCAACAGTCAAGGAGATTCAAGTAACTCATTTGAAGATGATGTATTTGATGCTCTTCTTGGATCTGATGGCAATGTAGACAACCTGTTCGGGTAAAGGAAAAATTAAATAACTCCTTTCCGAACTTCAATTAATAGATGAAAGGAGATAACTGATGGCAGATTTATTTCAGTTATCGAATCTAGGAACTCCTGATTTTGATAGTGGCGGTGGTGTAGGTGATCCGTCGTCGTTAAAAACGGGTGATCTGCGTAGAAAGTATAACTTTGGAGATCGTGTCTCTGAGTTAGCTATCCCGCAAGATCCGTTTTTTAGATTCGTAAGTAAAGTGGGCAAGAAGCCTACAGATGATCCACAATTTAAGTGGACCGAAAAAAGAGATTCATGGCATAAACGTTATGGATATGTTTGTGCACATGGAACAGCTAAGCCATCTTCAGTAACAAATGACGCTACTGTAACTGATGGTAATGTTGCTGCAAATGATATTTATTATTTTGCATTTGGCGCAGACTATAAAAATAAGGGTAATATTCAAACTGTATATGGAAATACAAATACGGATATTATGGTTGGCGCTTCTGATACTCAGCCAAAGTTTTATTTGCCTGGGCAATTAGTTAAAATACCATATGGTGCATCTACAGCAACATTTTCTAGTGGTGCAATTAGCGCTATAGAAGATTACCTTGTTGTTAAGATCCTAGAGGTAGATTTAGATTCTGCTCTTAGCGAATATGCTGTTTGCAAAACTAAAGTAATCAAAGGAACATCTGGTGCAGATATAGAACTTGCTGCTTACCAAGCTGCAGGCAATGCAATAGATGATACTGATCTTAGTTCAATGAGTGTTGCAGATACATTAGAAGCTAAACGTTCTTATGTAATGGGTACTGCTCATGAAGAAGGATCTGGTTATCCTGAAACATGGAAAGATCAGCCATACTCTACAAACTATGGACGTACTCAAATCTGGAAAACTTCAATGGCAATGACTAATACAGCTCGTGCTACAGTATTGAAGTATGATTCAAATGAGTGGTCTCGCGTTTGGAAAGATAAGTTAGTAGAACATAAATGGGATATTGAACAATCTTTGCTTTTTGGAGCTCAAGATGACGCAAATTACACTACACAAGGATGTGTAGATTATGTTAGCACTTATGGTAATGCATTTTCATTAACTACATCAACTAAAACAGCTGATGACTTTTTAGATGATATGTCTAATTACCTTGATCCTCGTTATAACAATAGTTCAGCAACAGTATTTTTCTGCTCTACAGCAGTTTATAACTGGATGCATAAATTGGGTGGATACTTCAAAAACAATCTTGAATTGTCAACTAATTTCCGTGCTGACTTTGCTATGACAGGCAAGAAAAAAGTTATGGGCGTAGATATTACTACATTCTCAACACCTTATGGTGACATGAATGTTGCACGTAATATTCACCTAGACGGAACAAACGTTAAGATGTTAGGTATTAACATGAAATATGCAGCGTATCGTCCTCTAGTAGGCAACGGTGTCAACAGAGATACTTCAGTTTATGTAGGTGTGCAAACACTTGAAAACTCTGGTATTGACCGTCGAGTTGACTTAATCCTCACAGAAGCTGGTCTCGAGCTAAGTATGCCCGAATGCCACGCTCTGTGGACTTAAGGAGGTTTGATTATGGCAAATCCAATGTACGGAAGCAATAAATCAGATGAAGTCTTAGGTGATTTAGGTAAAATCTTAGCCTATGGTAAACCAGGTGGTGCAGCTCTTGCGTTAAATAAGCTAGAGCATGTTATCGCTGCGGAAAGTACTACTAACTATACCTTTACTGATATGATGCCAGCATCTGGCAATGCCCTTACCCAAATATGGGGTGGGTATATCGAAGTATCAGGTATAAGCGATGGTGCAACTGTAGATATTGACTTTGGTCATACTAATCACACAACAATATGGCAAGAAGCTATTTCTGCTAATGGTACCTATGGTTTAGACGCTCCTTCTTATGAAGCTGCTAATGAAGATGTAATCATTACTATTACTACTAATGGTTCAACTACTCCTATATCATGCAAGATAGTACTGCTAACTTGCGTACCAGTAACTAGTTAAGGAGGTAACTGATGGGACAAGCTGACGGAAAATACTGGATAGCGAATAACCCTAATGCTGAGGTTACTGATGCCCAAGCTAAAGCTTTAGCTGAGTTAAATACAACTGAGTTAGATATCTTAGACGGTTGTACTGCAACTGCTGCTGAGATTAATGCTAACTGTGATGTATTAACTGAAGCAGTTACTACTACTAATGTAATCGCTGCATCAGAAACAGGAACTCACTTTGTATTAAATTCAGCAACAGCATTTGTAAGCACACTGCCTGCACCTGCTGCTGGATTGCAGTTCTGGTTTCATGCAGGAGCAACTCAAGTAACAGGTGGCAATCATACCATTGTAACAAATGGTAGTGCTAATATCATAGAAGGTAGTTTATCTTCTCGTGAAGATGCTGCTGGAGTTGTTGCATGTGTAGCTGCGGCTGATACAATATCTTTTATTGCAGACAAAGCAGTACAAGGTGATATGGCTCATGTATGGTCTGATGGAACTGATTGGTATCTTGATGGACATTGTTTCGTTCAAGATGGCATGACTACTACTCAGGCTGATTAATAGCTAAACAGTAAAACAAAATGAATCTGCCCCCTCTCACCTGAGGACTTTTCTCTCCCCAGGGAGGGGGTGGGTTTTATTAAAGGAATTGAATGGCAATTTTTAAAAAAAGAATTGAAGCTCTAACTGGACTATCTATTGCTGAGATAGAGACGACACGCAATCAAGATGGGGAAATTGTAGAAGAGTATACTGGAGATCTGGATACAAATCTATTAGATACATATCTAAGGGATGGGATTTCAGATGCCTCTAATAAATTAATTTTAACGGATCCAAAAAGTGTATTAGCTCTTACTAGAGAAAGCAGTGCTCAATCTGCAAATAATACATTAGATTTAGATGGGGCAGATATATTATATGTAATGAGAGCTTACAATGGTCAATTGGCAGAATGCTCTTTGATTCCACCTCATATGCAAACAAAGGTTCAGGATAGTGCAAGTTTACATTATACTTCAAGTTATCATCCTTCTTATACTATTATAAATAATTTAATTAGTGTTTATCCAGCCCCTAGTTCAGAAGAAACTTTTAAAGTATATTATATTAATAACACATATAATCATGTTAATAGAAATGGTACTGAAGATTATATCAATTGGGCTACTTCAGAAGATGCTTCAGAAGATGATGCAACTGGTTCACTATCATATTTCCCTAGACATAAAATCCATTTAGTACTTTTATATGCAGGGGCAAAATGCTTAGATTATAAATTAGCAGAAATGCATGAAAGTATCCCTTCTCATACAAGTACTGATTGGGCATTCGTTAAAACTATAATTGAGACTGAGGAAGATATTGAATTAGCTACAGGGAGGCATCAAAGTTTAACTGCAGAAATGCAACAATACTTAACAGAGTATCAATGGTATATGGCAAGATCACAAGCATTAAAGCAAGAATATGTTACAGAGTTTGCTATGGCTGGTAAAGATACTGGATCTAAGCAGCCTCAGAAAGAAAGGGCTTAGATATGAAAGTTCAAGAATTAATGGAACGCGTTGGTATTACGCAAACTGGTCTAGCCTTAGCTTATATTAAAGATGGATTAGAAGAAATAAATATGTTAGCAGAAACTCATGTTACTACAACTAGAATAGATATAGTAAAAGACCAAAGATTCTATAGTCTTCCTAGTGATATGGTTAAGATTATGGATGTTAGATGCAAGAACCATTTAAACTCAAAGGATGAATATCGGTCTATCCCTAGAGCTATAGGTAATATATCGAATAAGGATGCAGATGGCATTTAATTTACCAGACACAGCTAATACTTTGATTGATAGTACTAAAGGAATAGATTCTTTAAGGAAAGAGTTTAAAGGGGTTATGAATAAAGCGCAGACTATAGAAAAATCTAATCCTGCAGCAGAATTTACAATGAATCATAATTTATATAATTTGCTTGGAAGTGCTGTTATTAGTTCACTTAAGCAAGGACACTTTAATTCTAGTGAGACTGAGGGGTATTTAAAAGATTTATTGAATCTCCAATTTATGATTGATTTTGAAAATAAATATGGAATGAATTTTCAAACTGGGCCATCAGAACGGTCTCCAGGAACAAGAGACTTTAACCTTAATTTTACAAAGGATTTTTAATGGCTACAAGCAAAGAGTATGCTTATCAGATAAAAGGGAATAAATTATCCTTAGTAGAAAAAGATTTTACTACATCTGATGGCATGAATTATACATATTCAGATAGAGCAGGTTTAAATGAATCAAGTGGAAGCACTATTATTAAATCTCCATTAACGTCAGTATCAGGCGGAATAGAGATAGAATATGCATATAGTCCTAATTATATAATTGATGCCAATCCTACAATTAATGTTAATAAATTTTCTATAAATGGTTGGATAGTTGAGGATGGGTATTTAACCTTTGTAAGAACAGATTCTGCTGCAGGGAATACAAATTGGACATCTAGTCCATATAATGTCGTTACTTCTGGAGCTTCTGGACGCACTGGTGGACAAAATTTAGATTATATACTAGTGGAGGGTAGTTCAAGTGGATGGGATGGTTTGCATCGAGTTCAAACTGCAGGAACTAAAGGTACTTTAAAAACATATACACAAGTTGCTGAAAGCCTTACATACCTTACAGATAAAATAGTAGATTTTAATGCAAGTGAAGAATTTTTTGATGGGGGTTCAGGCGTACGATGGGCGGAATATTTTAGTGCTGGTGATTATATTTGGATTGGAGGAGGTACTGAAGATCCAGAAAATCAAGGAATGTATAGGGTTGCAAGTGTAGCTAAGAGCATTACAGATACCTCATCTATCGTAACAGTAGATAATTCTTATACCTCCTGGGGGCAATATGAGACGGATTCGAGTGGTTTATATTCTGAACGTCTGATAGAAGCTACCTTTCAGGCAGCAGATGGAAGCGCTCAGGGTGTAACATCTGATATATATAAAGCAAATAGAGATTTTTGTCACATATATACTAATGTAAATACTTTAAATGATGAATCTGATACGATAGATGTTCCATCTTATTTATCTAAGGCGCTAGTATATTATGTTAAAGCTAAGGTGGCTGAAGACCAAATGAATATTGAAGTAAAAGAATATATGATGAGAGAATTTAGGAGAATGGTAGAGAAACATGAAAGCAGTAAGATAGCAGGCCCAAGGAGGATTATGCCTGGCTCTCACGCAATTAGATAACAATAAACAAGCCCATTCACGGACGGTCAGTCCTTAGGGCAGGAGGTAAATATGGCAAACTTACATAAATTTACAGTGCAAGAATCATTGAATGCATCAACCGGCAATTCTGGTAATTGGAGTGTAAACTCAAGGCAAACGATTAATGCAACTGGTGGGACAACAATTCATCTTGAATTAAATTCTGGTACTCATATTCTTTTATTACAACCAACAGTTGATACTCAAATTAGTTTTACTATAGCAGAAACAGATATTGTTGCAAATGATGATATATCAATTCCAGGAGGTACTTTAACATCAATGCAAGTACCAAGGGGCATAGGGAATACTATTATTCTTAATATGCTTAGTAATAGTGCTTCTACTGGCACTATGAGAGTAGTGGAGGTATAATATGCTGAATGGAATGATAAACTCAATATCAGGAGTATCAGGTGGTGGTGCTATAACAGATGTATACTCAGATAAGACTGATGATAATTTTGGTATAGGTGAAGGATTAACTTTTGACGCTGACTCTACTGATAATATAGCAATAGGTGCTAATGTATTAATAGGCAATGATGATGGTGATAAAAATGTAGGAATTGGCTCAAGTGCATTAAATAGCGTAACTAGTGGTGATGGGAATGTAGGTATAGGGTATCAGGCTGGAGATAGTTTTGATACAGAAAGTTATAATACTGCAATAGGCTATCAAGCATTGAGTGGAGCAGGGAGTGCTGCTAGCTGTGTATCTATAGGTGCTTCTTCCTTAACTGGTGCTATTAATCAAACTGGTACAGTTGCAATAGGGGCTAATGCTTTAGAATCTCTTACAATTGGTAGTGGCAATCTAGCTATGGGTTATCACGCTTTAAAAGGACTTACAACAGGTGGTAATAATACTGTAATAGGTTATGCTGCTATGGATGCCGCAGTTTTAAGTGAGGAATATAATATAGCTATAGGTACTTCTGCTATGGGTGCAGTTGATGAAGGCACAGGTGGAGGTTCGGCTAATAATAATATTGGCATAGGCTTTGAAGCTGCAAAAGGTGCTGATTTTGGTTCGGCTAATAGAAGTTTTATTGGTCATGTTGCTATTGGTCATCAAGCATTAGCAACAGGTAGTACAACTACTTCTAGCACAGGAAATGTAGCTATAGGGTATCAGGCTCTTACTACAAGTGAAGGAGTAGGTGGTCAAGTAGCTATTGGCTATGAAGCTGGAAAAACTTTAACATCTGGAGTTCAAAATACAGCTGTTGGGTATCAAGCTCTTGGAACTCATGCAACTGGCACTAATAATACAGTTATGGGTTATGGTGCTATGGCAGATACAAATGACGACATTAATACTGCATCTTCTTCAAATTGTACATTTATAGGTAAAGGGTCAGGTGGTGGTATTTGGCAGAATGGTGCTTGTAATAATAATACAGCTGTTGGTAGCCTCACTATGGATGCTAATTTAGATAATGCTGTTGATAATACTGCTCTAGGGTATAATGCACTAGGGGTATTGACATCAGGAATCAATAATGTTGCTATTGGTAGTGGGGCTGGAGATGCTATTACTACTACAAATAATAATACAGCTGTTGGTTATGCTGCTTTATCGGCAGCAGCTGGAGTTGGAAATACTGCTATGGGATATTCAGCAGGGACTAATATTGGTGCTTCTGGTACATATAATACTGCTCTAGGCTATAACGCTATGCAG